TAATAAATACTAATATAGCAGAAAATATAGCAGAAATTATAGCAAAAAATATAGCACAACCAAATAGACACCCACCAACATTAAATGAATTACTAATTCATTATAAGGAAAAAGAACAAACCGGAGCAGATAAAAATAATTTTAGTATATTGAGTCATTTTACTGAACCAGTTTTTACTCACGAAATAACTTCAGATTTTTATGTATTTTCATGTCGTCAATATAGTACTATGTATGATATGATGTATGAAAATGATACTGGAAATTGGGTTGATATATTTCATATGAATAGTTATTTTTCTACTACATTTTTATTAAAATTAGCAATACAGTTCTGTAGAGAGCGTTCATCAGAAAATAATTTTATAATATGTATAAAAATACCCAAAGAAACTACAAAAGGGATATGCTTAATTGCAAAAGCCACAGTTGACCGAAGAACAATAGTACGTACGCGGTTTAATTCTGAATATGAATTTTTCATGCCTCCATGTGGAATATTAAGTTTTACTAGGGAATTTTATAAAGATTTTGTGCATAATAATAAAAGAATACCAATTTATAATTATCAAGAAAGATTGAGTTAGATTTTATATAAAATTATTAAACAATAGCATTTAAATATTTATTACTCTTACTTAGTAAATAATTAATTATTACTTTAAATATGGAGTTTATTATTAGAGAGAAAATTATTCCTTTTACAAATATAAACTTAGCTTTATTTATTTTATGTTATTTTAAACCATATAACAATTATATAGATTATAATTATTTATATAGTATAAGCTATTGTTGGAATTATTTGATTTTTTTCACATTTAATGGAGCTTATTTACTAGATAATACAACTTTTAAGAGAATGGCTATTAGAAAAAGACTTTCGCTCCCTATTTTTCATATTGGAAATATGATGTTACATAATTTACCATTTTTATATGTAAACATTTATATACCTAATAGCGTTACATTATATCATTCATGTATGGCATGTTTAACTAATTTAGCATGGTGTTATTGGGCAACATTTGGAACATTTGATATTGCCTATGTTTATGTTTCAATAGAAAAAGAAAAACAAATTAAGTTATATTTAGCAAATATAAGTTCTATATTATATGCTCCGCTTGCCTATAATATTAATAGCTATATACAAACACAAATTATATAATATAGCGAAACAATATAAAGACATTAGTACTAATAATAGTAATAGACATTTGTCTATTAATTTTTAAGCATTGGTGCCCGAGTGGTCTAAGGGGTGCGACTCAAGTTCGCATGGCTTCGGCCTCGTGGGTTCGAACCCCACCCAATGTATAGTTTTTTATAAAATAGCCACACGCTATTTTATAAAAAAAATGGACTTTTATGCTTTATTGCTTTATGCTTTATTGCTTTATGCTTTATGCTTTTTTACTCTAAATTGCGGTTAATTCAATACATGTCTTAGGCTTAATTGACGCCTGATTGACGCCTTAATGGTGGTGGTTCATTGGAACGACTAGTTGTTGGTGGTGTACTTGGTTGGTATGATTGGCTACGTTCTACTTGTGTAAATGCTGTTGGCGCACAACTCCTTTGCCTATTTACAACATTACCAAGAGACCTATATACTGCTTGACATTCATCCTTTGTTTCACTATAATTAATAGCGTGACCTTCTTCAATACCAATTTTAGCTGCTTCTAGAATTGCGTCTTGATTTGCACCCAAATATATTAGTTCAATGTTATATGATTCTTGTGCGCTAGTAATTAGCTTTTTTAATGTTAGTGCGTTAAATTGTTTACTACAATTTTCACAACCATCAGTAGCAACATAAATCAAACACTTAGTATAACTGTTTGGATCATGTAGTTTCTTTTCCATGAAATAAGTAAGACTTGAACCAATAGCATCATATAATGCGGTTTGACCACGAGGAACAAATTGCCTTAGTTCAAGAGGCCGCACATCTTCAATATTTAATGACCTAATTAACATACGCTCTTCATGGTCAAATAACTTAATTGACACATTTACACGCTCGCCTGGCTTTAAATCTTGTCTAATAATGTCTAATGTTGAATTAATACCACCAACAGTATCTGCTTCTTTGCCAGACATGGAACCCGAGCGGTCAATAATCGCAACAACTTCTTGAATAAATGACGCCATAATAGTATTGTTTTAATATAATTTAATATATTATTTTTAAATCAATTTTTTTTTATATATGTTTATATATTTGTTATATACTATTATTAATAATGTTTTTTTAAAAAAAATGATTTACATTAAATAAAATTGAATACTTATTTATATTAAATAATCAAAAATATAATATATACTATAAAATGCTAAAACAGCAAATGCTAATTGAAAAAACTAATTATGAACCCCATCTTAATATTGAACTATTAACAGGTTCATACATAGAAAATAAATTTAAAAATATATGTGCGCGAACTATTTGTAATGCTTATGCTAACGAATTTTTAATAATTGAATATTTGAAATATAGGATGGCATTAGAACCTCACATATTTAGTGATGTAACATTTGCTATAGAGTTGCCATTTGTTCAAGATTATATTGAACATATAAAACAAGTTAGCATAACATGTGAAGACATTCCTGTAATAACTTATGTATATAATACACTATTGCGTGAACCAGGAGATAATGAACTATGTCCAGACGATAAAGCATCGCTAATCCTTGATAAAATACACTGCTTCTTTGATATTGATGAAGACAAACTTGCAAATGAATTAATAGAAGTAATTAGTACAATTTATTATAATAGTTTGTGGTAAAGCATAACGCATAATACAAGAGTTTTAAATACTATGTGTTGTCAATGGTTATTAGAAGCCAAGAATCTATTTTAATATAATCAAAAATTTTTTTCATAATATATTGAATATATAAATAATAAAATATGGAATGGTTTAATAAAAATGATATTAAAATACACCATTTATTAAGAGACCCTTTTTCCAATAATATAAAAGGCTATGTTTTACCACATGCAGGAACTAAATATAGTGGTGGAATACTAAGTCATACTTTAAGATTTTTTCCTATAAATTATTTTACTACTATTGTTATTATATATTATCCAGCAAATAGTTCTGAAAATGTAATTATTTCAGAAACTGAAAAATATTATCATGAATATTATGTTATTATGAAAACATTAGATTATGTATGTAAAAATTATTGGAATTATGGTAATAAAAATTTTGTAGGTATTAATTTATTGAAAAATGTTGATAGTGCGCACTTAACAAATTTAGACAATTGTCTTCTAATAGTATCCGCAGATTATTCTCATTTTTTACCCATGCAAGAAGCTATTAAACTTGAAAATTGCGCAGCACATGCATTAATGCATAACTATTTTCCTAGTCATTTAAAGTGTATTGATGTAATCGATAACGTTAAGAGTTTTAAATTAATGTATGACTATTTACCAAAAGATTATAATCTACAATGGATTGGAAGAACACGTAGTCCAAATTTGCGTGGTGTTGGTTATTTAAGTTTTTTAATAAAAAAGCCTCAAAAACCAGAAAACTTTAGACTACCACATGGTATGTTTGTTACTGCATATGATATAAATATGGTTCAACGTGAATGTTTAGGAGAATGGTTTACAAAAAGTTATAGCTATACTAAAACTATAGAACAAAATTTGATTAGTAAGGTGCTAAGTTTAGCAAAAACAACAAGTCGCTTGACCGGAGGTAACCATACTAATATTAGTGTATCTCATTATACAATAACATATTTATATAGAAGTTCTAGACAAAAATTTATTAGAGGTTATCATGGAATTAAATCAGATGCATTTTATTTACCTGATGTTATGTTAGAAAATACATATGATAATGGTATGTGGATTCAAAAATATGATAGTTTTTGGAAACAAGGAAAAGTTTTTAATATAAAATATACATTAAATAACTTAAAAAGTAAGGCAAAACTTTATACGAAAAAAACTCTAAAACAAAAAACATTTAATAAATATAATCCCTATTATATGTTGTATTATTCTGATGTAGTTCATAATAAAATATAAGGGATTATTAAAATCGAACTATTTTTGTAAAATATAACCAAAAGAATATTCCTATAAATGCTTTTGCTAATAAATCAAGCATATTATAACCAATCATTTTAGTTGTTTCACTTGTCTGATAAAATACTCCATATAAAGACCATAGTCCTAAATATAGCCAAAATATAATTTTGGATTGCTTTGTTACTTTAGAGCCAGTCATAAATTGTTTCCAAATTGTTCCGTAAGTTAAAAAGAAAAATATGAACCCTATAAAATTTGCAAATGTTCTATTTAATAAGTTTATTTCTCCAATATATCCAAAACCCAACATTAAAAAATTGAAAAATAAGACGAGTGAAAATGGTAAAAAATGTACATCTACTTTATTTTCGTAACCTAAAACAAGAGATAGTACTAATAACATAAGCGGTGTACTTATTATCCAATCAGAATAGCGCATATCATTTATTTTCTCTATTGGTAACTTTAGTTCAGATTCTGGAGTATTTATTGGTTCAGTGTCTTTTTCTGCTGTTTTTTTAATTTCATTTGTTATTTGTGTTTTTTGCGTTAGCTGTGTTTTTTGTGTTATTTGTGTTTCTTGTGTTAATACACTTTTTTCTTCTGATTTATTTAATAAATCTATAAATACTCCATAAAAATAACCAGCAATAATTGAAATGCAAGTTTCTAAATTCATAATATGGCGAATTTGTGGAATCGGGTTTCTTAATGCTTCAATAAATGTAATTACACCTGTAGTAATCAAAAATACATATGTAAAATAAAAACTATTTTTTACACTAATTATTTGCATTAGAAGTAATACTAATATAGTAAAATAATATTATTATTAGAATAATATTATTTGTAAAATTTGTCTTATTTGACTTTAAAAAAAATTATAATAACTATTTAATTGGAATATGCTAAACCACCCATACCCGACATAATACGAAGAACGTTGTAGTTAACCGCATATACACGGACTTTGGCGGTATTTACACCTTGAACAGTAGCATTTGATAGCACTAATTGGAGGGTAGCATTATCAATGCGCGAGAAATTGCAGGTGCCAGATGGCTGATGTTCTTCTGGTCTTAGGGCAAAAGAGTAGACATTAATACCGGTGTCTGGCGCACGAGTGTGGTGCTGGAATGGCTGAACTAAGTCAAAATAAGTGCCTTCACGCTCCGAAAAGCGGTCTTGGCCGTTAAGCTGTAATTTAGCAACTACAACTGGATTTTCACCCCAGCAATGCATGTCTAACGCGGTTTCAGCTAGAACAAAGGTGCCAGCATCAGATACGCCCGAGTCGTCATTATTATTTGGTCCCGTAGGACCGTTTGCATTACTTCCCGATAGCGCACCTACTACAGCACCGCCAGAAATTGGACCAATTACTGTTGCTACACCAGTCTGGCTAGTGAAAGTGGTTGCTGTACCTGGTTGACCAGTAGCTGGTAAAAGTTGATTTGCCCACATGTCTTCAAATGCACCAGAAGCATTAATAAATCCATTTGTGCCACTAATAGCTGTTCTTGAACCAAACGCATGAACCGCATTTGGTAGAGCGTCTAACGCATCAGTGTAATTGAATGGTTGAGCTCCTAATAATGTATTTAGAGCCGAACCAGCAACCAATGACGCACAATAATCAACATTGGCATCTGGCTGAACAACCCAGATTAGTTCTTTGCATGGATGATTTAAATTCAATTTAATTTTATTGGACGATGAACCAACCGACTCATCACCAGTGAACTGAAGTTGTTCAATTAAATATTCATGTGGATTTTGCGCCATGCGTCTGCGCTCATCTGTATCTAAGAAAATGTAATCAACAAATAGCGAGGCAGCAGCTAACGATTGTTTATACGCATTGTTAACTTTCGCGCCTTGTCCATCTAAACTGGATACAGCCCACAAGCACTCTTCAATATTGCGAATGTCTAAGTTGATTTTAACTTCGTGATATTGTAGCGCAATTAAAGGTAGAGCTAAACCGGGATTACGGCAATACCAGAATTGTAGTGGAATGTATAAAGTGGTTTCTGGTAGCGCTTTGCGTGGAGCGCAAACTTGGCGCACACCATCAGCAGAGCAAGGGCCATCAACCGCAGCGAATGTAGGGTCGCATACATATGTTAATTGAGTTGTATTACCAATCATCTTGTAATAACCACGCTCTTGTTCCTTGGATAATGTGAGCTGATTCCAAATGTGCATCCAGTCACCATATTGACGGTCAATACGCTGACCACCAATTTCAACTTCAACTTGCGAAATTAGCTGCTCGCCAGGGAAATCTAACCATCTAGCATATAACGAGTTTGGTGTACTTGTGTCAGATAATGATTGACCAATTTCAGGAAGAGTTAACTGTAAATATGTACGATAGGCCAAATCACCGTTTCTTGAAATGGTGCAAGTAACACGGCGACCAAAATCCGCTTGTCCATTAAATGTTTGTTCAATAGACTCCATCGCGAAGTTGGTGTGACGTCTGTATGTAACTTTCCAGAAAGTAATTTGGGGATTTCCTGTCAAATAAACATCTTGTGCGCCATAGGCGACTAATTGCATTAAACCACCAGCCATTTTTTTATAATATTCCTAAAGAAAAAAATTTTTTATAATTAATTTAATTAATTAATTAATTAATTAATTAATTGTATTAATTATTTTATTATAAAAAGTTATAATAACTTTTATAACAATATTATAATAAACATTATAATATTATTATAATATAAAGTAGCTATGAAAAA